CACTGAAGAAGACGATAAATTAACAGACAACGTACAGGACAGGTTTGCTAGATTACGGCTGTTTTTAGCCTCTATCCTTTGCGCAAAAGTTACCCCTGTATTTCCTGCCGCGCCCGTAAACCGGTAGAAGTTTGTTCCCCCCACAAGAATTTGCTGCCCAGTGACGTTGGCACCGGTGCAGGCCCCGTACCAGCGGTCCACACAATAAGTTGGTGTTGGAGAACCAAAAGAAAATGATTGAGACGCGCCAGAGTTTCGCTGGTCAACCATCATTGAGCCGTTGATTATGCGGTTGTGCATCCCAAAATTAACTCCGCCAGCCGTAATCTCCGCAACCACAAAGGCAGTGGTTGCTACCTGCGTTGTATTCGTATTTACCGCCGCAGTGGGGGCAGTAGGAGTGCCCGTAAGCGTGGGGCTGGTCAAGCTCTTGTTGGTGAGCGTTGCTGTCGCAGTGCGTTCGGCGGTAATCGCAGCGGCGGAGAAAGCTGTTGTTGCAATCTGGGTAGTGTTTGTGCCGGGAGCAGCCGTAGCGGCAGTGGGGGCGGCGGCGGTCAGGTTTCCATTAAGGTCGCCAAGAACATCACCAGCTAGATAGTTTTGAGCAACCACAATGTCTGTGCCGTTGCTGACCAGAACCATCTTTTTACCGTTGGGCACCGAAACGCCTGTCAGGCCACTTACCTTTACCGTGACCGCAAAACCACCAGAAGTGTTGTTGTAAATAAAGTACAACTTCTTATTGGCGGGGACCACCAAATTACGGGCGGCTGTCAAAGCCCCCGTGCATTCGATGAACATGTTTCGGGCAACGCCCGTTACTCCGGGAGGGATAGTGATAACTGTGTCCGCGCCATTGGTAATGGCTTGCGTGACATACCCAGAGATGGCTTGCTCAATTAGCGTACCGAGGTTGGTGTTGGTGGTAGTCCCCCAAACACCGGGTTGATCGCCTGTAGCTATGAGTTCGATGGCAAGGTTGGGTGAATAAGTGCTCATGTGGTTTCCTTCAAATTACAGCTTACGCCGTAGGGATATTCTGCCAGTTGCCGGGCTGATTGTCTTCGATTAGTTCCCACAGAAAACGCCCTAAAATCACGTCTTGTCCTTGGGCACTTTCCACCACAGTAATGCGCCCGTTTATCTTGGACAATATGACATCGTTTCCGGTAGCACTTTCCAGCACAGTAATAAGCCCGGCTAGCTTGGACACTATGACATCGCTTCCGATAACAGTTTCTTGCATGTCACATATAGCAGCCAGCTTGGACGACATTGCATCGCTTCCGGTAGCACTTTCCTGCACAGCAGATTTAACGCCGGTTTGGGTTAAAACGGCATCGCTTCCGGTAGCAGTTTCTTGCACAGCAGGGTTAACGCCTAAATTATTTACCAAGGCATCGCTTCCGGTGGTGCTTTCACCCAGTTCAACTGCGTAGTAAAAAACCCACCCAGTGACATTGCCGCCATATACGTTCGTCAAATCCAACGCGTCCCAATAGGCTCCACCCGTAGCGTTGCTGTCTTGGATTGTGAGATACGTAACCGCGTTTGTGCCACTTGTGTCAGAAATTGTGGCCTGAGTTCCGGGAATTGTGCTTTGCAAATACTTCATGCTGGTGCCTGTCGTAACAAAGCCCCCGACTGTGTTAGTTGTACCGTCTTTCAATCTCAAAGTACCGTTAACAAAAGTAACGTCACGAGTTGAGCCTTGTGTAAGTGCATCAGTGAAGTACCAATCGCCGCCAACACCGTCAAAAATAATGTTGACGTCGAGCGGTACCCCGTTAGTCGTAATTGTCCTTACGTCGGTCCCCGCAAAAGTCCAACTATCTGAACTGCCAGATACTGTCATAGTGGAAGACAGAGTTAAAGAGCCATAAATCTGATAAGCGCTATTTGCGTTCGTGTTGCCGGAAAAATTATTGAAATAAAGATCGCCTATGGCGCGGGGTATTGTGCCCAGAGCAATTTCATCCGCCCCAGCAAGAATGTAAAAATTCATCGCATTCGCCGCAGAACCGCCTGCTGCTATGCTGCCGCTCTGAATAACTCTAACCTCGCCTACAGCACCTACGCCGGTAACTTCAACCTTGCGGGACCCAGCAACAGTTAACCCAGTCGCAGTTCCTGTAGTAAAAATAGTAGCGTTTACGTTTGTCAAAACTATTTTCCCCGCCCCAAAAGGCGTTGGCCCAAAAATAAGGCTTCGAGTGTTGCTGTTACTGGAAGAAAAAAGTCCTATTGTTAGCACCTGATCGTTTAAATCCAATGTGCCGTTAGTCAACGTAACATTACGAGTATTGCCAGTAGTAAGTGCGTCTTGAAGTTGCCAAGTGCCACCAATGCCGTTAAAGGTAAAGCTGCGGTTAAAAGTGACACCGGCAGTGGTAATTGTCTTTGTGCCCGATGTGGCAGCAAAAGTCATCACGTTGCCCGAGGAGGAAGCCGTCATGTTGGTAGATGCCTTGAAACTCCCCCAAATCGTGATCGCAAATGTGTTTAAATTTCCGCCAAACCCTGTTGGGTTTATGCCGTCCGTAAAATCAATATCACGAATCGCACCAGCACCAAAACTCAAGGTGCCTGTACCAGCGGTAATCCTGAACGATAGGCTTGCGAAGAATTCTAGAGTCGCTGTGGGGTTAATTGTTCGTCCCAGCGCACCTCCGTAAGTGCAAATAATCAAACGCGTGCCAAAAGCGCTCATTGTTGTAGCGCCAGTGAAGATCGTGCCTGTGCCGTTCAGCGAGATTGTGTTTGCGACAAAATCAATTGAGCCTAGAAAACCTGTGCAGTTCAGCGTTTGAATGTCTGGGCTGATGTCAAGCGTAACCGTAACAAAACCAGCATTCGCGTTAAGAAACACATCGTCGGTACTTACTGGAACAGACGCAGGTACGGTAAGTCCATCTGCGGTAGATGACCAGCTTGATGTGCTGTTCCAGTTTCCATAAACACCAGCAGCCCAATAACGATTCGCCATGCTTATTCCTCAGCAGGCTCATCAACTACCGCAGGTGGGTTGGTAACAAAGTCGTGCCATTTGTCGTACCGGGCCTGCTTCATGGCTTCAATCTCGGCATCGGTCAACCCGTGGTTATCCGCCAAATGCAAAGAATCGGAAAAACCATTGATAACAAAACTGATTCTAATCATGCGTTTCCCCTAAAAATACGCCATCAAGCCTTGGCTACTTTAAGCAGCGTCAAGGCTAAACGTGTAGGTGATAGTTAGGGTGTCACCCGAAATCACAGAACGGTCGCCGGGCGCGGAAAAATCAGCGGCGGAAAACAGTGTTCCTGCGGTGCCGCCTTTAGTGCTGCTTGTCGTTAAGAAGGCACCCCCAACAGTCGTTGTAGCGTTCATCGTAAAAACTGCGGCAGAAGCGGCGGTGGTAGCAACAGAGGGGTCTGCGTTTGTCGCCGCAGCAAAGGTGGCAACGGGGCGTGTACCCGAAGTATATGCCGTCACCTCGGTCCAACCAATATGCGAAGACATGGTATCCGTTGCGGCAGGATTATTGGAAGCTGCTGCACCGTACAAACCAATGTACCAAGCAGCGCCGTAACCGGAGCCAATAAAAAACGTGTCGTTCATGAACTTCAAACCTGCGTTGACCACAAGATTGTGTTTTTTATCTTCCCACTTCAGATTGCCTTCACTGTCGTGGCACTGAACGGTAAACATGCCGCCTGCGCGGATTGCTGCGTCACTGTGCTTGCCCGAAATTACAGTTGCGGAAAAACTGTCTTCGGTTTTAGCTTTGTTGGTAGTCATGGAAGGCTCCTTATGAAAGTCGAATAATTGCAGAGGAATTGGACACGGCGGGGAACTGCACAGTAAATGTGCCGCTGGAAGATTTGTCCGCACCAAAATCCAACACACAAACAGCGGGGTTGGTGCCCCCGCTCTGGTATATCAAAGCCCCACGGGCCGTTATTGATCCGGTCCAAGATGTGTTGCCAAAGCTGACATACGCCGTTGTACCAGAAGAGCCCACCGTAGGCACCTGCGTAACAACCAATGCCTGCCCACCCGCTGTATACCCAGCCGCTACAACTTCCCCCGCAGATGTGTAAGTCGCAGTGGCTGCGTTAAGCGTAGCAGCGTTCGTGTACAACGCAATTTTGAATGCGCCAGACGTAAAGTTGAACGTCCCATTCATCATGCCTGTTTTGAACGAATTGCACGAATAATTTCCTGTGAAAGCCATCAGGTCACCGCCTGTCTATATTGGCCAGAACGATAGGCATCCTGACGCTCCATACCGTCAGCCAGACGTTTGGCCAATGCAAGCGCTTCTTTGTACTTGGCATCGTATCCGGTAATAATGTCTACCTCACCCTTCATAAAGGTGTAGGCCTCGACCAGCGAACCGTACAGCAAAACAGTGTCAAAGTTGTCACCAAGCCAAGTTGTGTTGGCAGTAACAATTGATTCTGGGTAGTAATAGTAGTGCAACTCAACTGTGTAGCCCGCGTCTGGCGTAGGGCCCAAAATTAACGACAACTCCGTCGTAATAGTGGTACCGATTACTGTCGGCCCAAACAATGCGTAATACTTTGGCAACCCTGTGCTTGATGGGTTGGGGTACGCCTCACGAATGAAGTTAACGTCCTTGTTCAGCAAGTACGTGTAGTTGCCCGAGGCATCCACGACAGCAAACGAATACACCGACAAAAAATCAGTGGGTGCGGACAAGTACGGAGTCGCGGAGGAAACTAGGCCCGTCACGTTTTTGCGCACTGACGGAAACTGCATCGAGTTGTAAATGCGCTGTTCAGCCTGCTTAATGAAGGTGTTGATCTGTGTCGTTGCAGACACAGTCGAGCCATCAGCCAAGTACACAAGCGGAAATTGGTTTTCCGTGTACGTCTGAATAGTGCTAAACAACTCGGCGTAGTTCATGCCATTGGGCCTCGGGCCATCAAGCCTTTAGTGGCCGCACCTGTACCACGGACTTTTATGCCGCTGGTCTTGGTTGGGTAGCCGTCAGGCTTATTACTGATGCTGCCAACAGTCATGCAGACGGTATCTACATTGCTGCGGTTTGGCTCTTTACCGGGGTTGGTTGTGGCTTTTACAACCTTGCCCGACATGGTGTGTGGCTCGGCGTAGACGCTGGCTTGGCCAACTTCTTTACCGCCCATTTTTTGACTGAACTTAGCCATATTAGCCTCCGCGCTTTTGGTTGTTGGCTCGTGCCATGTTGCGACCAACGGCACGCATCTGCTCGCCGGTAGGACCGCCCTTACCGCCCTTCATTGTTTTGGGGGACACGTTAGGGCCGTCGTTGGCCATGACTTTGACATTGGTTTTGCCTTTGCTGGCGATACCGTCTGCGGATTTTGTGAAGGCCATGGTGGCTCCTTATGTCGTTGCAACTGTTACTGTACCAATTTGCACGCTCATTGCCAAGTTATTTGGCGTCAGAGCTGCGTCGAAACTGCTGGAGCCACCAACCGGTGCCCAGCCCCACTGAAATATTCGGCTGCCGCCTCCGGCTTGTCCGTCGGCCAACAGACCCGAAATCACGTAACTTCTATCAGGCCGGGGGTCGCGCACGGCCTGCGGATCATCCACTGGGTACATCCCCAGTTGCAGTTGCGGTTGATCCGGGTCCCAACAGGTAGCACAGACCAGCAGATTGTACGTCTTGGTCTTGATAACTTCCTTGCGCAGCGCCGTGAGCTTAAATCGTTGGCCACAACGGTCGCACTCCGCAATAGAGTTTTTGCCAGAAGCAAACCTATTGCTCATTAAAAGCCACCGCCAATAAACTGCCGACGCGGCACAAAGCGAACAGCCGCTTTCTCACGATCTTCTTCTGATGCCAAAGCCCATGCCTCGTCGTACTGCGCTTTGAGCATTGCCAAACGATCCAGCGCTCCGGGCACCTTCATGGCCAAATAGTACGACAGCCCTGCAATCATTGCCGGAATAAACCGGAACGGCATGTCCATGGTGTTCACGCCAGTGCCAGCGTCTTGAATGCGGCGCAGCCGCCAGTAAACAAGCGTGTACGTCTGGGAGTTGTCCGGCACAGGCCAGACAGTGAACTGCGGCGTGTTCAGGCGCTCAATCCAAATTTGGATGGGCCGGGCTTGCTGCAACTTGTTGGGTATCGTGGCGTAGGTTGAGACGCTGATCCGGGTGATGGTCAAGTCGGCCTGCGTTGAGGCGCTGCCTGCGCCCGTGCGGATAACGTGTTCAAGCAGGTCCACAGTGTCAGCGGGGAGGGTGTAGGTGGCAACGCCGGGGGTCAGCACTTGCGTGCCTTGCTCGAACGTCCACATGTTGATACCCCGGTTGGCCCAGTCAGCAAACAGTAAGTTAAGTGAGCGGCGTGCCGTCTTCAAGTCGTAACCCGTGCGCATCTCGGAGCCCACGCGCTCAAACGCTTCCTCGACAATTTCTGTTAAATCGAGGTTGAAAGCGGAGGTTCCTGATGTGGTCATTATCTAAACCCTGCTGTTTTCTTTGCGATGGTCTTGGGCTGCGCTACGAACTGCTTGCCTGCGGCTTTGCCAGCCCGCTTGGCTTTGGTTGTTGCGGCGTACTCAGCGGATGATAACGACTTTATCGCTGCTTCGGGCAAATACCGCTCCC